TTAGCATGTAAAACCAACTGCGCGACATGATCCGCGTTTATTACATATGCACTCATAATAATCCTCCAATTGTTTTTGAGTTTCTTGAACCCCTGAATGGGATTCTCTTCAGCATGTTAATTCATGGACTCTGGAGGGAGTCGTTATCGTTTAGTTTGTTTGCTCGATTGGTTTGTCTAACGATTCAATTTTGCGCACACGTTCCCCGATAACCATTTACTAGTCTTGAATCTTTCCCCGCGTTTCTGTCACTCGCCAGTTAAGACCTCTCTAGAACTCGCCACTTTATTTTGTTCAACCCTTGCGGGATTCGGATGCGGATTCAGTTAGGGGCTTGCGTTAGCATCGACCGCCCGACCTAATTCGAGGACATCACAGGACATAATAATATAACACATCATTAAACACAACTTAATCGCTAGCAGTATGTGAGCATTACAAAATCATTATGACTGGTTAATAATGTTCGGTATGAGCGACAAAGAAAAACCCGATCTTAAACTGGTATCGAAGGAACCCGACCTGACCATTAAACAACGTGC